AAACGAACTGCTGTCGTTGTGCCTTCTGGGATATTCCAATGTGGGAAGATTGCGTTGTCGCCGCCGCCTGTACGCTCACTGCGTGATTCTTGAGATTTAAGTTTTGCTCTAATTTCTGCCAAAGATGCCATTGTTTTCTCCTATATGTGCCTTTGTTAGTATTGTATGTGCCTATTCACATACTGTAATGTTTATACAGTATATGCGCTTTTATTTATCTAGTCAATAACTTTTTGTGAAATTATTGGTTTTTTTCCAATATTTTTATACTGGCTTAGATAGTCTAATTTACTGCTATCTAATTTCTGCACAAGTTGCTTTGATACACCAGCATCAATTGCTTGTGCTAGGATTTGTTCAGCACTACTTTGCATCATTAGTTGTAAAATTTCTAAATTCTTAAATGGAGTAAAAGTAAGTGTTTCGCCTAGATGCCAGTGTTGATGATCATTTGCTAACCAATCTAAACATTGAGTAAAACAATCTTTTTTAATGTTTTTTATGCTTTCAGATATATCATCTATGTTATAAGGCCTTGTTAGATAAGCATACATGTAATGTTCTGGTGTAACTTCATTTAAAATATCATAGCCTAAAGATTTTAATAGTTTGCTACTAGTCCATGGGCCGCGCATCATATACTCATCACCGTGGCTACCAGTTACAAGCACACATGGCTCATCCCATAAATGTATTTGTTTATATGCCCAATATTTTGTTTTTATCTGCTGTGCATTTTGAATCCAAAATCTTGTGTATTTCAAATATTCATAATCTACTATCTCATAGTCTTTTGTATAATGATCTAAATATGCCCACACCAAAAGACTATCAATACCTCCAGATAGAAAAATTTTAATTGGAAGTGTATTTGTAGCAATAAATTCTTGAAATTGTTTATGTAGATGTTGATCTATAAAGTCAACTACCTGTTCGTCTGTATAATTTTGTTTACGAAAGATTAACTTTTGCACATCGTAAGTAATTTTCATATTCTTATCTACAGTGATATTTTTACTATCTGCCCATATACGGTCTGATAAATCTTCTAGATTGCTGATTCCATCGTTATCATAGTACACAGGAAATCCTCTGGAATCGTCATGCGTTATTTTTACTGTATCTGCATCACAAATAAAACTGCAATAGTTTCCTTTACTATTAGTTAGTTTGTAACCTTTTGTAATAATATTACTGCGTACATTCCATCCTTCATCCATACTTAAACACAGGCCGTTTGGCAACGCAATGTGTTTGGTATAGTTATCCTTAAAAGTGTTTCCTAAGTAAAAGAACATCTGTGTATTATATATGTTTGTGATAGAGAAGTCAAAGAAAAAGCAGTGCCGCAGCACTGCTTTCCTCCCTATTCTTTATATTATGAGCCTCGTTCTATGTCTTGTAGTTTACGCAGTTCTCTTGCTACTATACTTCTTGGTGTTAATTGGTAGCCTGCTTCGCCTTCGTGTATGCCGTGGTTGCTCTTCGCTGTTGACCCTACGCCTGCCATTGCTGCCATCTTTGCAATGCTTTCCGCCACTTCGTCTACTTCCTGAACTTCTTCAACTGTTTCGCCTACTAGTTTTCTAATCTTAGATCCTGAAACATAGTCTGGTAGTACTTTTTCAAGTGCTGCTTTAATATTATATGACTTCATTACTTCATTGCGGAATTCATTAGTAAATGGATATAGTTCCATGTCTGCTTCCATGTCTGCAATTACTTCGTCAATCTCTTGTGCTAGATCACTCATACGACCTTCACTTGCTACTGCAATGTCAGCATCGCCATCACCGTCAATGTCTACCATTTCCCAATTATCACCTTTTGGATCCATGCTATCGCATTCACAATCTGTAGTAGGTTGTCCTAGCATATCACCGCAATGCTTACACTGTAGTGAACACATGCCTTCTGCAACTGCTTCTTCTTTTACTTTGTACTTTTTGCCGTCAACTTCAAATTCTTCTTTGCCGTCTTTTTTAGCCTGTGCTAGTGCGCCTGAGAATTCGTTACCTTCGTTTGGATCTTCTTTCATGTCGTCTGCATTACTGCCCATACGCTCGCCCTGTGTAGCACTTGTGTTTGCTGGCATGCGTGGGTTGCCAAACATTCTTGGGATAACCATTTCGCTGTCATTGCCGTCTGCACGAATCTTGTCAAGTGCTGCTCCCATTATTTCTTGGTACTTCTGCCCATAGTCATCAACGTGATCCATTAGCCATCCAATAATGATTGGACGAGCATCACCTTCTGGATCTTTGTCGCCGGCAACACCTAGGTCATCAAATAGTTCATCATCCCCTAGTAAGCCGCCAAGTGCATTAGCGGCATCATCGCCGCCATCGCCTAGTGCAATAGGGTTAGCCATAATTGCTGCAAGTTTCATTGCTTCTGCTTCATTTTCTGGCAAACTCCAGGTACCTTCTGCAACCATATCCATACGTTGTGCATATGCTTCAAATTTAGTATCTTCAGTTTTGTCTTTGCCGTATAGATCTTTCTTAGCCTTAGGCTGTTGAATCTTTATTTTGCCCTGTAAATACTTCTTTGCAAGTTTTAATGCTATTGCTTGACTTGCTGCATCACCAAGATCAATGTCACTTGCTGTGTTTGCTGCCGCATCATTGGTCATATTATTTGACAAGTATTTCATAATAGCAACCAGAATACTGCGATTCTTTTTGCCTACTTCCATGTCGCTGTTCTTCATAAACTGCATATAATTTTTAAGTTCAGCAATGTCTGCTTCGTTATTATAGACTTCAATGTCATCATCATTGTCTGCAATGTCTGCCAATGATTCAGCACCTTTAGCAGTATTAGCATCTGCTTTTGCATCCAAGTTTTTTGGCTCTTGTGGATCAATTGATCTGTCAAAATAAGGTTTGATTGGAGCATCCATATCTTCTTCGTCACTGCCTTTTGCTTCCATGTTTGCTTTATAATCCATTGCTCGTCTCACACTTGCTAAACTATCTGTAAGTCTATCATCATACACTTCACGGGTAAGTTTTTGTTTTAAGTCTTCGATATCGTTTTCTTCTACTTCAACTGCGCCAGGTACCCAGTTTTCAAAGTAGTCAGCATATCCTTTTGCACTACTGATTGCTTTCAGTGTGTCTTTTAATCCATAGTATCTGTCGGTTGCAGCATCAATTACTTCTTGTGCATCCTCATTTACATACTCTTCACGCTTTACACTACGCACAAAATGCTTTAGATCCTGCATTTCTTTCATAATCTCTACAATGTGTGTACCACGATCATCACGGGTGTGTCCTTCATTTGACACATGTCTTGCCATTGCTCTTGCACCTGGAAGATAGTTGTTAGCAAACTTAAAGCGTTCGCCTTCACTGTTCTCAATGTAGATAGCACTGATGTTGCGGCTTCTTGCACCCTGCTTTGTTTCATCTACTGTGCCCTTATGTTTAATAATAAGTTTTGCTGTTCCTGTTTCAAGGAAACTTTTTTGGCTTGTTCCGTGTAGTCTGTTTTCCATCACTTCGTCCTGGTTACGTTGTGTTAAAAACTGATAATCTTTCTTATCAAGTCTCTCTTTTGTTACATTATGAGATTCATAGTTTAACATATTTCTTGCACTGAATCTGCTCAGTTCTTTTAAAAATCCATACCAAGCATCTGCTGTTCCACTATCTGCATCTTCAACCATACTGTTAGGAAAGTATACTTGTAATACCCCTTCTTCGTTGAGGCTAATAGTGACTGCACCAACTGGCAAATCTCTGTGCTTAAAATTAAACTCGAAAAAACGAGCCTGTGCAGGATCTGTAGTTACAGTGCCATCTTCGTTCCCCAACTTGATGCTACTAACACGACTACGAATCTTGTCAAAAAGTTCTTGTGATATATTTTCTACGCTTCTCATATGTGTATTTATGCTTGGTAAGCATTAAACCATTATGAATGGCATCGGGGCTTGATCGTAATCATCACCGTCTCGGATATGATTTTCAAGTTCTGGATTGTAACTTTTCAGCGTTTGTGCCATGCGCATTACTAGCATTGTACTCATAACAAGATCATCAGTGTCACCTACTTTTGCAGCGTAACTGTTACCACTAGCAATAAAACTTTTTAGTTCACTTATAAGCATCTTGCTTTTGATCTTTACTTTTTCTGTCTCTACCAGTGTTTTAAACTTGGCGCACACTGCAAGTTTACTGCGATGTGTAGTATTAAATCCTCTTCTAAATACTTTGCTATTGCCGTGTCCTCGAGGTTCACTTAAAAAGTAGCCAGGGATGTTTTCTTCGCCTATTTCATTGATACTTTGTAGTGCTGCCTCACCAATCGTATTGTTTTCAACACTAAAATACACGCTATTGTTATCGCCACACTTCTCCACTAGGTACTTGTTTATTTCTACAAGTATACGAATTTGCTGAGGGATTGGAGTTTTATTATGACTCCATTCACCTACTTGCTCCATGCTAGGAACTTCAAATATTTGTATAGCGGCAGGATCACCGCCTGTGCCTAAACTCGGATCTAGCCCTACTAGATAAGCCATACCATGACTTGGTTGTTTGTACCAACGCACAGCACCGTGTCTAAATTGTGGATCTTCGCCACGCATATTAGTAAGTATCATACTGTCTATAAGTGTTTCGTCATAGATAATAAACTCACAGTCATGTTCTCGTCTAAAGCGTTCTTCCCCAATACGACCTAATTCTTCTGCTTTCCAAGTTTCGTCTCTGTCTGGATGTTCCCACCAGTAACTTTGATAGCTCTTAAATCCATTTATACCAATGTCTGTTTCATTGCCTTCCGCATCAAACTGTTTGTTAGCATCACGCCAAATAGTAGCAAACTGATCCTCATCACTGTTGGGTGTGCTTGTGATTATGGCCTTACCACCTGTTGCTAGTGTAGGAGAAATACTTGTCCAAAACTCACGGGCAATGCTAGGACGCACAAATGCAAACTCATCACAGTACAGTAGTGTAATACTCATACCGCGTCCTGTGTTGTCCGTAGTTGCTTGTGCTACAATACGACTACCATTGTCAAAGTCTATACTGCCTTTGTTATAACTTGTTACACCAGCACGAATATGATTAGGACATAATTCGTATGCATAACGTATACGTTGCATAATCTCCTGCGCACCAGCATACTTGTGTGCTGCAATGAGAATTACACTGTCTGGTACAAACATTGCATACCACAACAAGTACCCTGCTGCAGTTGTTGATTTGCCTGTTTGTCTAGGTAGCATATTAATGTTAAAGCGATAGTTGTGATATACATCCAGTAGTTTTGTTTGATACTCAAACGCTTTATACACCATGCGCCCTTTGGTAGGATGCTGAATGTTAAAGAAGTTGTTCATAAAATACTGAGCACCATTAACAGGGTCTGCGCATTTTGCAAACTCTGTAAATTCTTCTTTAGTGAAATTTTCTTTTTGATGTGGCTTTTTTATAAGCACACCGTCTAGTGTTTTTGCCATATTATACTTCGTATACGCCTCGTAAATCTACATAGTCTGTACCGCCCCAGTAGTTTGTATGATACAAATATGCTTCTTGTATTACTGCATCTATATTCTTATGCCAGTAACGAATAAACTTGACACTACGGGGGAATTCAGGTATAATATCATTTGTTTGCCAGACAAATTCGTTGATCAGGTGTACATGATCTGGCATATGGTAATAAACTTGAATTGAGACTAATTTGTCTCTATCAAAGCGTTTAATCATAGTAATATTTATAAATTAAAACTTACTAGGTAAATAATAATACAATGAGCGATACACTCCTACTAAACACTAGTGGACAACCTATTAGTAGTTTTCCTGTAAGCACTATCAATTGGCAACGTGCAGTCAAGTTGTTTTTCTTAGACAAAGTAACTGTACTAGAATGGTATGATGACTGGCGTATAAGCAGTCCAACAACTACAATGCAAGTACCTGCCACAGTAATGATCAAGCAGTTCCAAAAGATTGATCACAATGTTTGTTTCAACAGACACAATCTTGCAATTCGAGATGAGTATCGCTGCGGATATTGTGGACAAGAACACAACTTTCCTGACTTAACTATTGATCATGTTATACCTCGTAGTAAAGGTGGACGAACTACATGGACTAATACTGTAATTGCTTGCAAGCAGTGCAATGTTGCAAAAGGCAGCAAGCTCTGGAATCCGCGGCTGGAGCCCAAGACTCCAACATACTATCACATGGCGGCTCTTAGGAGCCGTTTTCCGTTTCATGTAAAACATGCTAGTTGGTTAGACTATCTTCCAAACGGGCAACTAGTTGATGCTGCTCCTCTAGCGCACTCTGCCTAAGTTCACACATGTTAATTAAATTATTAGCAAGCCTACGTGGATCTATGTCAAATGTTACTGGTTTAAATAGATCTATACGATTAGGTGTGCTTGTTGCAGTGTAGTTAACTAGATCATCAAAAATATCGAATCCCAGTTGTTTAAGTAATTGTGCTGTATTGTTTCCCAAGTTAATAAATGGATGTTGTGCAATAATAGGCTTAAAACTTTTTTCTGTTAAAAACTGTGTCTTAGCCCAGTAAGTTTCTAAAACAACACTGTAATCTGTTTTATCATACCAATCTATATTCCCTACTGTGTAAAAATCTGTGTTACGTTCTTCATTTTGTGTATTATCGTCAGGCAAAGTTAGAGGCAAGTTTCGTGCGCACCATTGCTCAAACTTTGGTTTAAGATGCTGTGTAAACTCACTGTCAATAAAATATTGTGGACGTAGTATACTGTCAATAGTTCTTGCCTCTCTACCATTATCCAGTGTGTTAACTTGTCCTAAATAACTTATGTGGTTATTCAGCCATCCATTACGCCACAGGTGTTGCAGGAATTGTATTCGTTCACTTTTGTGATTACGCATCATACATAGAAAGCGATCGCCCCTAGTAAACCTAGCAGGACGACTGGGTTGTATAAGATCCATGTGCAACCCATACTGATACTGCCAGGGTATTACAGTTTGTTTAGCATGTACTCCTGCATAGTCTACATCGGGTGTAACAAGTATGACACGCAAATCCATATCGTCTAGATGTTGCGCTAGTAAATCTCTTGCTGGATCCCACCAACAGTAAAGTATTAGAGTACCTGAAAAATACTTTTTTAGATGATGCAAGTGAGGCATATCCATAGTATCACAATACCATATGCCCGGTACTTGTCCTATTCTATCCACAAGTGTGTGTAAAAATTTACCCTGTGGAGTTTGTTTTCCCCAGTGTAGGTTACTAGGACTTAGTTCGTAATCCGGCCACATTTGCTAAAACGCCACTTCCTGTGTTGTATTTGCCTGGTGTAAGAGGCAGTCTATTGGGTATTTTTTCTGGCATATAGATATAATGCCTATGCCAGGGTTTTTCATCTTCAAAAATATGTTTCTCTGCATCTAAACATAGTGTGTCAACTTTGCTGTTATCTATGTCAAACATAGATTTTGCAAACTTAGCATGTTCACTTGGACTAGGGTGTCTGTCTCCAGGCATTGTTTCTCTCCAAGTATCATCTGCTGCACTTGTATATCCTAAAAACTCTGCCATACTAGGCTTAAAGTACTTTTGTGTATCAAATACTTCGTCATACTTTAGTTCTATACGTTCCATACTAGTAAAGTAAAAATTTACATCACGTGATTCTAATAGTGTTGCAACTGCCCGAAAATAACTGTGATTTTCAAGAGCAATTTTATCTTCATGCAAATATTTTGTACGTTCTTTTGGCTGGTATAGATATGCGTTGCCAGGCATATCCCATCCTTGTTCGTCATTATAGTCGCTTATGCGGTGAGGTTGACTCCACATCACGCATACTATATCCTTATTTGTAATTTTATTTAAACATTCCATTACACTGTGGAATATAAAATCGTTGCTTCCTCCAGGTAGTCCCCAGTTTTCATAATGCTTTGCTAATCCTCCCGCATGTAGATAATCAGCCCATGTAGGCCATTTGTATTGAGTAAAACTACATCCAAATGTGTATAGTGTTGAGTACATAATTCATCCATAAAAAAAGCGACTACATGTATATAGCCGCTTTTTTAGAGTGTAAATAATTAGTCTTCTTTAATTTCTGCTTCTTCTAAAAAATCTTTATAACTTTTGTATAGATTTTCTTCTACAGTTTTAAGTGCTTCTTTATCCATTGGATTGTCGCCGCCTGCTGCAGGAGTATGCATAGTCTTAGGACCATTTAGTCCACCGCTTAGACCAATCATTTGCTCTTCTGCATCCATGTACTGCTCTTCAGGCTCATTAGCATACTCTTCAATGCGTTGTGCATAGTCAGTATAGCCTGCTAGTTGCATGATGTCTGCAAGTTCTTGGACAGGAATTTCTACCATTGCTTCCTCAACTGCTTCTTCTTCAACTTCTTCACCCATTTTCATGCCAGCTGGCAGTGCAAATAATTCATCTTGTGCAAATACTTCTGTTGAACCATCCATAAACTTAACAGTTACTTTATCGCCATCTACTGCAATAACTTTTCCTGGTGCTTGATCAGGACCTTCTTCTGATGGAGCAACACTTGCACCTACTGCAAAGCCTTCTTCAACTGCTTCTTCTTCAATCTCATCGTGAGGAATGACGTTTCCGTCCTCATCTTTTTCGTGATGATCTTCTTCTACAGGCTGTTCTACTTCTTCAATTTCTTCTTCTTCAATCGCAACAGTGTCTTGCTCAGGTAGCTGGGCTAGTTCTTCTGCGATATTATCTAGTTTCGCTCTTAGTGATGCAATATCCATTGCTATTCTCCTTTTTTTGCAAACTCGTGTTTGCGTGTTTCTATAGTCTTAAGCATGTTTTCATTATACTCATCACCAAAACTATCTTTAGCATTGTTTGCATCTTCATAGTCAGTGTCTAACTTTGCTTCGTATTCTTTATCTTCTTCTTTTAGTGCTTCTTCGCGAGCAATTTCTTCAGGATGATCACTGTTAATGACTACTAAGTGACTTGCAGGAACACCAACTGTTTGACTAATATATTCATATAGTTGATGTGCAGTTACAGGATACTTTAGTTCTGCGTCCATAATAAACACTTCTGCGTTTTGCAGTGTTTGAAAATCCATGGGATGTTCTTGAATTGGAGTTTTCTTTGGCTTGCTGATACTTGCAACTTCGTACTTTTCAAGTGCAGATTCCAGTGCGTTCATTGTTTCGTCATCGCATTTTTCAGCCATTTTAATACGAAACTTGTATGTGTGTTCGCTTTCAACGAGATAACTCTTTAAACTTTTCATTACAGTGTTCCTTATATACTAGTGTATTTATTACTTTTGTTCAGAGTTTCTGCCTAGTATTTCCATTAGAAGTTGGTTACGATCAACTGTCTGTCCGTCACCATCTTCAATTTCTTCACCATTGGCTTTTGCTTCTTTAGCAAGTCTAGCATCTAATGTTGCTTTTTTCAGTTGTAAATCAACCATGCGCAATTTTTTATTAATTTTTGCGTTCTTTGCACTCAGTGCTGTGTCCAACATACGAGCAGCATTGCTGAAAATCTCACCACTAAAACGTGCTTCTACGTTCATGCCTAAATCCATCAAGTCTTTGAATGTATCCTGTGCTAATACAGCAATGTCATCCATCTCTTTATCACTAGTACCAAGTTCGCTTACGCTGGGTAATGCAGCATCAATCTTATCTACATTAGTAAGAGCTGTCTGTATTTGCGGCAAATCTTTAGCAGTTACAGCCTCTACGACTGCACTATTTTCTTCTGCTGTGATGTTTAGTTCATCTGCAGGTGCTACATCAAATAATTCTTCTAGTTTTTTTGTCATACTAATAGTTATCCCTAGCGTTTGCCGTTGTGAAAAATATCATCTTCTGTTACTACTCTAAAGCGTAGTCCATTATGCTTTGCCCACTTTGCAGCCGCTTCCCACTTTGCGTGATTAATAGCAATAGTAAGTTTTTCCTTTTCGCGAGTCTTTTCGGTGAGCATGGTCTGTGCTTTGGGTTTGATTTCTATAAGTTCAGCATGCTTGTTGCCGCGTTTGTCTTGATACATTACAATAAAGTCTGGCACATATATTGTACCTTTGCCAGTAAGTGGATTACGATAAGGTATTGAAATTGCTTCACTAGCCCAACTTATTACACTTGGATTGTTATCACAAAAGCGCATAAATGCATGTTCCCATCCACTACGATATCTAGGTTCTTTATTGCCGTTATATTTGCTAGGATTTGTTATGGTGTATATGCCATTAGCATATTTGTTACGACTAAACATTTACGCCTCCACTTGGCGTGCTATATTCTCGTTTGGGGTAATGTTTGCTTCATATCCCAGTAGACTTCTACCACTGCGACTCATGTTTAAAAATGTAGGGATAGCACTTTTTAAGTCACCAGTGGTTTTAAATTCTTCAATAACATCCAGTATAAACAAGTCTAGTTCGTTTGCTGCTTGTATAGTAGCCGCTGTTAATGCTGCGGCGGCTTGTTGATTATTAGTTCTTGCTACAAAAAAACTTTTTGCTGCTTCATATTCCTGATCTGTCATTTTAATAGGAGCAGTAAAATAGTTAGTGAAATAATCTTGTACACGTTGGTCAAAATTATCTGCAGGATTTACTATTGGTAGATTGGTTTCTTGTGCCATTATTGATTACTTAACCTTACTTTGTCTTGATAGTATGCTCGCTGTTCCGCACTTATATTAGGATCTTGCAATCTCTTTTGTGCAAAGTCAGCGGCTTGCTGTCTAGTGCCTGCGCTAGTGCTTGATTTGTTATAAGTTGTTACACTACTTATTTTATTAGGTGCGCCCACTGTACCAGTTGTATTAGGAATAGTATTAGCATAACCTATACTAGGTAACTGCGAACTAGATTGTGTGGCTGTAAACAGCGCATTTCCAATACTTTGTCCTTGACTACTTATACTATCATTTGTTCCACTATTAGTTTGATTATTAACTACAATGCTTGCAATATCGTTTGCATTAAGATCTCGTACACTTGCTTTACCAATAAATGGTACTAGTATATTACTTGTAGGTTTTTGCCCTGTCAAAATGTTACTTGCAACTTTTCCAAACGCTGTACTAATTACATTCCCAAATGTTAAATTTGATAGGTTGTCAAACAGTATACCTTGACTTCCTATAGTTGCTTGCGTATTGCCGTTAAATAAATCCTGTGAGCGTTGTCCATTTGTATTGACTAGTTGCCCATCAATAAATGCTTGTCCAAACTGATTACCATTGCTAAGATCACTAGTTTCAACGTCATAATGTATTTCACCAAAGCCAGTTGGCCCTACATCATTTACAAATCCTGTAGCATATTTTACAGATTCATACTGTAATTGCATACTGTGCTGCATTAATCCTGCGCTTGCGTATGCATGACTGTCATGATTAAAACTTGTAATAATAGGATTAATTATTGTATACTCTGCAAACTTATGATTGTGCATGCTGTATATTTTAATATTTTTAAAGAAACGCTTATTGCCGCGCTGCAATCCCCACTGTTGTTGGGTTCTGTTTGCGTATCTATCCTGTGTATTATAACTGTTACTGTCTAAACTGTAGGTTGGGTCAGCACTGTAAAATACATAATACTTGTGCCAGAGATTACGAATAAGTTCTTTAACATCATCATGGAACGTTACATTAATTGGATTGTAATTAATTTTATGATGCGTTTGTACTTGTCTGTTATACTGGTTATGTGTTTGTACGTCAATAGTATATGTAGGTAAATCTATAGTTTTCACAAGTATAGGCATCTCAAGTTTTTCAACTGTATTGAATAGCCCTTGTGCTTCTGCTGTAAATTCAAATACTACATGAAAGAGATGCCCATGTCTAGGCTGTAATTCAAAGTTGTTGTCAACAAAAGTGCGCGACGCATGTTTATAATCGCGCATTGTTTCGCCTTGAGTTAAGGGTGATAGTAGTGGGTTTACACTAGCCATTTGGAATAACTCCTATTAGCCAGTAATAGTTTGACCTAGTGTTCTCGTTACCGCAGCACCAACGCCATCACCTAATGGTGATTGTACAGCATTGTCAAATCTAATACTCATTGCAACCGTTGCAGGTTCCTGACTTGCATAGTTAAGATCACCGTAGTTGATGTTCTGAATAAAGCAGCCGTATAGTTCCCAAGTCTCAAGCACACTTGGTGCGTTTGCACCATTGCCGCCATCTAGAATTTCAAAGCGTGTGATAAATTTGTAGTCAATGCCTGAACTTGCACTGCTCTGCTCCATCATATCAAACTGCTTTTGTACTTGCTCTCCGCATAACTTTGTTACACCGCCGTTAACATCGTCACGTAGATTAACTGTAACCAAATCCCACTGATGTTTTCCAACCAAGTACACTCTACTGTTGTAAACAGGAATTTCAAACTCTTCAAATGTTACACTAGGGCGTGTAATATCCATAACCTGCTTAGTCATCTCTGTACGAGGACTACTAATACCAAAGTTCTCAAATGATGCACGGAAGCGGTATTTAAGTTTTGGCATAAGCAAGCCTTGACTTGCTGCACTCTGATCACCGTCTAACGGCACTGTAAACTTTGTTAATGATGAAACTGACATTTTGTTTCGCTCCTAATTAATTATAAAAGTATTTATCTAATTCCAGTCATAAAAAATGAGGGGTATTTTTACCCCTCATATTTGTTAGTTTTTGTTAAACAGTGCTTGCTGCCGCTACGTTTCCACTTGCAATCTCACCTGTGTTCTTAAGTCTAATCGGAATAAAGATAAATTCCGCAGCCTTAGTAGGTTCAATAGCAACATCAACATATAGTTCGTTACGATCAATTCTGGCTGGTGTGTTGTTTGTTTCATCACAAACTACCAAGTAATCGAATACGCCACGTTTTGCAACCAAATCGTTAAGTGTCTGTTCAACTTGCTGCTTTAGCTCGTCTCTAGTAATCTTATCGTTTGGTTCAAACACATAGCCTGTAGCAATTGTTTGTAGTTGACGTCTTAGATATCCAACTAGTCTTGCAACGTTAATACGATCTAGCGCACTAGAACTTGTTGCACGACTCTTGTTACCATAGTTAAGAATGCCACTTCCGTTAAAGAATGCAATAGGATTAATTCTGTTTGTATACAGTGTATCTCTTACACTCTCACGAATGTTATCATTAATAAATGCACCTGTTACGCTGTTGACGTAACCAATACTTGCAACGTTGTCTACTAGTCCACGACGTGTACCTGCTGGTGCAAACCATGGGAAACTAATATCATCACTTCTAGCAATTGTGCGTAACATCATATGACTTGCTGGAACAACAATTGTGTTACCACTTAGGTCATTTGTTGTTGCACTTGGATAAAACACACCCAAGTATGCATCGCTAGTAACTAGTCCATCTTCATTGTTGTCAGTTGCTGCCGCAGTGTTTGTTGCCCAGTTTTCAATAGCAGTACTTGTTGCTGCTAGTCTCATTGGACTGTCACCTACCACAAACGCTGTTTGTCGTCTGTCGTTGTTTAGGCTTACCATGTTGCTGATTAGCTCTGGATATCCTGGTGCTGCAATAGTGTTAAAGATTCTTGCATCTTCACGAAGCTCTGTGCTTGCATCAAGTGCAGATTTCATTGCATTAGTAACAACACTACGAACTGCTTTACGTCCAAATGTAGTTCCACTTGATGTTACCCATGCATCCTTCTCTGTAGGAAGCGTTGGATATGCACTTGTGTCACTAAAGTTAGTGCGTGAGAAGTAATCACTTCTAAACCGCTTTACACCATATGTACTACGTCGTGTGTTGAACAGTAGCATTCCACGTGGGTAAATTGTTGGATCAGGTCTGTCAATATCTAATACATCACTTGTTAGTAGACTTGCAGTTGTTGGGATATCTCCAGTTACAACATCAGTTGTAGTATCGCCCATAAAACGTGCATCACCGAAAATAATACCATTTTCAGTTGTGTTGTCTGTCTTATCAATTAATACCCATGTTGCTTCACCACTTACAGTTTCGCGTCTGTAAAGTGCAGGATAGTTTTCCAAATCACTAGTGTCGATCCACAAATCACCGTTAACAAGTACAGTGCTATCACTTTGTACAGTTGGTGCTGTAGTACTAAAAATAACACCAGCTGGATCTGTATCTGCTAGTGCAAAGCCGCGTGTGTCAGTTATATTTTGATAACCCTGCCATGTTGTGCCATTGTGAACCATAATGTCTGCTTCAAATCCACCTGCATACCAGTATGTAAGATCAGTTGGATTTGCACTAGGTGAACTTGTACTTGCAGTATATGTGTCTGCAATCCAGTTACTTAGGATAATGTCACTACTGTTACCTGCACGGACTTGCTTAGTAGTAATACTTGTTGTAATACCTGCGTCTACTAGTGGAGTACCACTTGTGTCTTTCATTACAATCACACCACCTAATGCATGTGTAATTACCAAGTAACCGCTTGAGTTAACACTTGCACTTACGTTTGCTACATTAGCAGCATTAATTGCACTTGCCATGTCTGCAATGCCTGTACCACCCAGTGTGGCTGTGACTGCAGTTGTCAATGTTGCACTATTTGCTGCACTTGCTTGGATAGTGAAAGTCTCAGACGATGTCATTGGTGTTGCTGCATTAATCAATCCAGTAACAGTCAATGCACCTGAACTATAACGCTTGAACAATTTGTAAGTTACTGTATCATTTTCAGTTACGTCATACTGTACATAAAAACTGCCTGCTGTAATAGCACTACCGCCTGTGACGTCTAGGTTCTTAAGTGCAGTCTGATCGTTTGTATATGCAGGTGCATTACCGCCAACAAATGCTGCAGTAGCACTATCATATGAACTTACGTCTGCTAGGAATCCACTATTGCTTGAGGTTGTTTTAACCCATACACTTCCTGCTGGACGTGGAACAGTGTCTGTTGACTTCCATGCTGGAACTGTATAGTGTGGATCCTGTGCAATAAGTGGTCTTGCATATGTGCCTGCTGTTAGTCCAGTTACAGTTAGGATTGTTCCACTTGCATTTGCAAGAATAATTTTTCCATCTGCAACACTACCATTTGATTCTGCAAGGTTTGTTGCATAAATTTCAATCTTTCCGTCAACTGCGGCTGCAGTAACACCATCAATACTTGCGTTGTTAATACTAGTTGCAAGAGCTGCTACAGTTGTTCCACTTAGTGTAACTGTGGCTGAGTTAATAGTAATTGTGTTACCATTTACAAGAGTGCCGTTTGCTAGTGTGCCAGCAATTGTTGGATGTGCAATCATCCAGTTACTACTTCCTACTAGTACCCAAGCATTACTACGATTTTTGTAGTACACAGGATTACTAGTGTTTGTAGCAACTAGTGCATAATCGCCAATTGCGCCAATTGATGTTTTCGGAACACCGCCTGTTAAATCTGTTGTGCTTGTAATTACTGTTGGAACTTTGTTAGTAAACACGCCTGTGCTCTGGTTCCATTCAAAAATACCCCAGCGTGTATCTGTGCTCATGTCCCACCAAACTGTGCCTGCTGTAGGATTTCCTAGTGGACGGCTTGTACTGCTTGCTAGTTCTGCAAGGTCAACATCTGCACGAATAACGTATGCTCTGTTGCTTACGCCGAGTAAACTGTATGCTGCCATCAAGCCATATTCATTAAGTTCGTAACCGTTAATCGGTGTGCCTGATGCAGTGTTGTAAAATGTTGGATTACCGAAAGTACTTGTTAGTTCTCTCTGGCTTCCGATCAAGTATGTCTTACCAGCATTTGCTGCGGTTGTTCCTGCCGCTGTGCCTGTGCCGGTACCACTTGTCTTATCTTGTGCAGTTGCAACAACAATCGCTGCTACTGTTCCTGCTGCTGATGGAGCATAGTTACTTTCGTCAATAACTGTAACTTCTACGCCTGGTGATATTAGTGCCATGTTTTTCTTCCTCAATCAAGGTTTTGTATTCGTTATAACTATTTATAAGAACACCCATAAAAACACCTTATTTGGCGAATCCCTTTAAAGGTATGGTTAAATAAACATATGCAACGCCCTATTTGTGAGACATGTGGACAGCGTCCTAGAGCAATAAACTACTATAAGGATAAGCAACCTTATTTTAGGAAGAAGTGTGAACAGTGCTTAAAGTTGCACAAGCCTGTGAAGCCATTATGGGTTGACAGTGGATACAAAGTCAAACGAAACTGTGAGGCTTGTGGATTTAAGCCTGTGCTAAGAGCGCAAGTTGTTGTATTTTATATAGATGGAAATCTCAAAAACGTAAGCAACCGTAATCTTAAAACAGTCTGCTTAAACTGCAACGCTGAACTTATTAGTACGGGATGGCACCGAGGTGACTTAACACCTGATGCCTAAGTTCGCTGATTGATGCATCGTTGTATACAATTTCATTGAACTGATCGTTAGTATCGATCCACTTCCATTCACTGGTATGAGTGTCCTCATCAGCCATAAAGTTACTACCAGTAGCATTGTCTAAAACTGCTTTTGCCCACCAATCAGGATTATCTCCTCGCTTTATCATCCATACTTCTCCGTTTATTTCACGGATCATATCTTGTTCATTACGAAAACGTACATCAGGTATAACATAGTTACCTGGATTGTCTAGCAAGTGTTTCTTTAGTGTGCTTACCCAGATTCCTTCATCAAAGCCATTACGCATGCAATCAGTACCAAATAACTGAAGCACCAAACGAGGAGTGACTTCCATTTTCGTTTCATTACTCCAAAAGTCGTCTCGCTGCTCACGCCACTGTCTTGATTCATCTGTGTCTCCTTCAAGCATTGCTCTATCCCAGCCAAAAATTGTGCTTACGCCATCCTTGAGCCTGTCAGCAAAACTTACTTTTTTAAATCCTTGTTCCACAAGAATATCGGCAACAGTCCCTTTACCAGAACCTATTAGTCCGCAAATACCAATAATCATATAAACCTCTTATTAGCCAATAATAAATGAGAGTGGATCACTACCATCAACATAGTTGCGTAGTTCTTCATCGAGTTTGTCTATTTCAACTTGTGCTTCTGCTTTAAGTGCATCACCGTTTAGACTTGTGCCGCCTTGTGGTCCTGCAATTGTACTAAACTTTGAACGTGCCTCGCCCAGTGTATACTTTGCAAGTGCTAGTGCGTAGTCCTGAATCCATGGTCCAGCATGTCTGTCCTGTAGTAATCTTGCTTCTGGACGTAGGTTGTAAGTCCATAGCACAACTTGTTCTCCGCTTGCGCCAAATTTACGAAGCAGTGTAACAACTTTAGTAACAGGGTTAAATTCAAAATTTACAAACCCACCAAACAATCTAGCACTTAGTTCCTGATACTGATAGTACATTTCATATGTTGCCATGCCGCCTATGCGTCCACTTTGTAACAAGTAAGTGTTCTGAAATGCTGCTTCAAACGGTTCAAACTGTGTACCAGTATCACTACTGCCGCTACCAACACTGCGTCTATACACCTGACGAACTTCTTCTATCTCGTCTGGCAGTGTGTATTCTTGCTGTTCTGTTACAATACTAAGAAATACATATGAACTTTCATAAGCATTTTGACTGCGCTGACGAAAACGTTTTACTGCCTTATCAATGCTATTGTCATAGTGTTCTGGATCTAGTTCAACATCAACCATACCATCGCCTAAGCGATAGCGAATGTAATCAGTTGTGTCTGCTCTTAAACTTGCTAGTGTTGCCATAGTGTGTTCCTGTTCTTACACACTATTTATTACTTTACTGCCTTAAGGATAACAGTATCAGCGTTGATACGTCCGTTGAGTTTTGTCTCAACACCTTTAATATTGTCTAAGAACTTACGCAGTTGCACTTTACCACTTTTGTTAAAGTCTGATAGTTGTTGCTCTGGCTTGCGCAGTGTTTTTGCAATACTTTGCTTCTCGTCAAAAAACTGTAGCGTAGTACCTTTGACTTGTAGTGTAGCATGTTCTTCGGCGACATACTTGCCAATCTTGCGTGTCTTTACATTAAACACCCAAACTTCACTAGCATCAATAATCTCAACAGGATTTATGCTGGCTACTTTATACTTTTCGTCGGTTTTGCAATACTTCATTTTTGCTACCAACTTATCAGCACTCTTAGGCTTGGGTGTGCGTGTCTTACGAGTTGCTTTGCTTTCTGCTGTAATAAGATCACAAGCACCTAATATGCCACTAAACAATGTCACGCCACGCTTAATGGCTGCTTTGTCCAAGTGTGCATATCCTTCACGCAAATCTTCGTCTTGTTCACGAGCAGGTTGCTGTAGCATAATATACTCTGCTAGTGGACCTTCGTAGAACGCACGGATATGTCTAGCATGTGCTTGATTAACATTTAGTTTACGGAATAGTTTGACAGCGTCCAATCCTTTAAACTTGTCCGGATTGTTAATAAAGTCATCAACTGCTTCTTCAATCTCTGCAATAATATTGCCGCTTGCTTCCTTAATACGATCTTGGATGCTAGGCACATAAACATTTTTAGGCTTTTCTGCTTCCACTGCTTTGACTTCTTCAACAATAGATTCGCCTTTTTCTGCAAGAGCACCAAATCTACCTGACATCCAGTTGTGACTGTCCTCAGGAACTTGATCTGCCTTGTCATTAACCATATAATGACAGTAACAAGCAATATGACTGAATGCCATACTAGCATCACTATTTTTCAGAATGTATGTTGCAGTTTTTTTATCGTAAAACTTTTTTACATACAGTCTGATAATAGGCACATATTCCTTCTTATCTACATCAAAGTGAAAGAAGTCCTTGGCAACTTTGTAGTTGTCCAGGGGTGCAGCACCAGCGCCAGTTGTTTTACGGCGAGCCTTGGCTGCTTTTTTACGCTTGACTGGTTTACCTTTAAGAGCGGTTAATGCCATCGTTCATAAACTCCAATTCCATTTGTGTTTCAAAAATACTTATATCCACTTGCTTAATCTCAATCATCTTTTCAATCAAACTAAGTGTTAGATTCTTACTTACACCATTACGAACACCATGTGCAATACACTCAAGGTCTTCGATATCTTTCAATAATTCATTCATTACACAACCTTTCCGTTAGCAATAATAGAGGACAACATCAAGCGAACCTGCTTTAAGCGGCTCTCTAACTTACGAATAACTTTTGCATTATTAGTACCTGCAACTTCTTGCATAATAAATGCAGGAAGCAAACGCAACTGCCTATCAACAACTGTTTGCTGATCTTCTGTGCTAAGTGCTACAACGAAATCCTTAAACTTTGCGTTACTAACCATAATGTATCTCTCCTCAATTTCAACTTACTATATTAATATAGCACCTTTTGAGGATGTGTCAACCTTTTTTAAGAGATATCTTGTAACTTCCTGGATTATTTGCGTTTGTCCATGCTATAACGTGGGGATGTTGCGCACACCAGCTCTGAAACTCATGCATAATAGCACCTTGCCCTGTAACAACAACCACAGTGCGTTGCTTATTATAGTATGCATCTGTTATCCTACTATTAAATAGATTCCAAGCAGAGTGTATATTATGTCCATGTAAGTCAAGTTTCATCGAGGTTATTTATAAGCGATAAATACTACGCAATAAGGAATAGATATGCCAAGAATTTCACTATGGAAAGACGGTGCTCATACCAACGATTATCGCTTCTTCGACAGACGAATGAAGGAGATGTTTACGATTGGTGGGACTGGTATCAATGTACACAAATATTTGGGTGTAGCAGGTCAAGGCGGAAGTGATCCTAGCCAACCTAACTATCAAGAACCTGATCCATTGGGCATACAAGATTTCTTATTCTTAGAGAACAGAGACAGAGTATACGATCAAGACATCTATAGTTTGCGTGGTATATACAGCGTAAGCGATACAGACTTTGATTTAAGTCAGTTTGGTTTGTTTCTAGCAAATGATACATTGTTTATTACACTCCACGAAAATGATATGCTAAACAATCTTGGACGCAAACTTATGTCAGGTGATGTTATTGAATTGCCACACCTAACAGACTTTAGCGCACTGGACGAAAGTGTAGAACTAAGCCTCAAACGCTACTATGTTGTACAAGAAGGTAGTCGCCCAAGTGAAGGATTTAGCCCAACTTGGTGGAGTCATTTGTGGCGCATTAAGTGTACACCACTAGTAGATGCACAAGAATACAACGATATTCTTAATGTACTGCAGGAAGATAGTGATGGTAACACCACAGACAATACGCTTCGTGACTTGCTTAGTACATACAACAAAGAACTTGAGATTTCAAACAAGGTTGTTGCTGCTGCAGAAGCAGAGGTACCAGAGAGTGGCTATGATACAAGTCAATTCTATATTGTTCCTACTGATCCAGTTACTGGCAGACCACTAGAATCCAAAGGTGTTAATGCTGATAATACTGTGCAAAATGCAGACAGTACAGATGCAAGTGCAGATGCTAGACGCATTACGCCTACTAACACCAATGCTTATAGTGGTTATTTGATCGGTGATGGACTTGCTCCTAATGGTGAACCTATTAGTATGGGTACTAGTTTCCCAAGTGACAGTCAAGAAGGCGACTTTATATTACGCTTGGACTTCCTACCAAACAGACTGTTTAGATACAGCGGATCACGTTGGATTAAAGTAGAAGATGATGTGCGTAGTAAACTTACACCGGGCTCAGGCTCAACACAAATGGATGGATTTATTAATAACACAAGCACATTTACTGCAGACGATAACACTACTGCAACCAGTAGACAGTCGCTTAGTGATGCACTGAAACCTAGAGAAGATTAATGCCACAACAATTCTTTTATGATGAACAGATAAGACGTTTCCTATTGCAGTTTATTCGTGCATTTAGTAACTTTCAAGTTGAGTATGGCAAGGATCGTGCAGGTAATACTACGCTAGTGACTGTGCCTGTCAAGTATGGCGATAGTACTCGTATGGTAAGCAGCATTATCCGTGAGAACAGTGAAAATAAAATTATACCAACTCCAATGATTAGTTGTTATATGACAGGACTAGAATACAACGCAGAGCGCAGACAAGATCCTACATTTATTGACAAGAAGCATATTCGTATGCGCAAGTTTGATCCTAATACAAATGAATACAACACACAGCAAGGTAATGCATTTACAGTGGAACGTGTTATGCCTGTTCCATATACATTGCAGTTAAACGTGGATGTGTGGACTAGTAATACCAATCAAAAACTACAACTAATGGAACAAATACTAGTACTGTATAATCCTGCACTTGAAATACAAAGCACAGATAACTATTTAGATTGGACAAGTTTAAGTTATATAGAACTTGCAAATGTACAATTTAGTAGCAGAAGTGTGCCTGTAGGTGTTGATGAACAAATTGATATTGCTACACTTTCATTTACTGTGCCAATTTGGTTGACTGCACCTGCTAAGGTTAAGAAACTTGGTGTTATTAACAAGATTGTTGCCAGTATATATGATGATCAAGGTGGCATTGCAGATGGTGTTATTGACGGACAAATACTACTAGGTGAGCGTATGAAATTTACGCCAATGAACTTTGGTATTATTATACTTGGCAACACTGTACAAATACTAGATCGCAATGAAACTAGCACTAACAAAGTAGATTACACACCGCTAAATGATCCACCAGAAAAAATTGGCTCAGATGATGTTAGTTGGGCTGCACTTATCAATCAATATGGTGAACTACAAAGTGGTATAAGTCAACTGCGTTTAGAGCAAGGCTCTGCAGAAATAGTAGGCACAGTTGCGTTCCATCCTAGTGATCCACACAAACTGCTATGGACAATACAAAGCGATACTATTCCAACAAATGATATTCCAGCAGTCACAAAAATTATTAATCCTTTGCGTAGCGCACCTGGTGCAGGACTTGCGGCTGCAGCAACAGGGCAGCGTTATCTTATCCTCAATGATATTGGCGATGCAGACAATACAGACGGTCCAGATGCATGGGGAGATTTAGTAGCAGGCAGCAACGACATTATTGAATATAATGGCACAGGTTGGCAAATAGCATTTGACAGTAGCACCGATTCGGGTGTACACTATATGACTAATGCAACCACAGGACTTCAGTATAAGTGGACCGGAACAGAATGGGTCAAGAGCTATGAAGGCGAATATCAAGCAGGCGACTGGAGCATCGTTATCTAACAGTAGTGTTGGAGCGTTATTTCTAAGCAAATCAACAAGTAGATACATGTTTGTACTGCGTAACGGCGCCAGGTATAATAATATGTGGGCATTTGTTGGCGGTAAAGTAGAAGCAGGTGAAACTGAGTATACTGCACTTCAGCGTGAAATTATTGAAGAGATTGGCTTTATGCCTCTTGTACTAAAAACTATCCCAGTAGAAAAGTTTACTAATAGTAAGAATAACTTTACTTATAGCACCTATGTATGTGTTGTAGAAGATGAATTCATCCCCAAACTAAACAGCGAACACAAAGGCTATGCGTGGAGTAAACTGGATAGTTGGCCCAAGCCACTACATCCTGGAGTATTTACTACGCTTCAAATTGAAGATATTGTTAACAAGATTAGAACTATCGAAAGTTTAATGTGCAATAGCACCTAGTCCTGCTAGGTTATAGTATTGTAAATAAGTAATTTCTTTAACATTGGGACACCAGTTATAGGCTTCAGGCATTAATCCAATGTCATTTGTTACATAATAAAATTCAACATTATTATATGTCAGGAACGTTTTAGCGTTCTCTTGTGTGAACTTTGCGTTTGCACTTTGCATATTTGTTTCAGTATATGAATCATGTTCACCTATATACATATTATCAAAAGAATCACTATAACAGGTCATTCCAACCATAAAAATTTGTTTATGTCCATCTGCACATGCAAGTCGTAATGCTAAATTACCTGCACTACCTGTATACATCTGAGGATATAAATGAAAACTGCCTGAATGTGCTAGAATATTTTTTACATTACTATAAACAATATTTTCTTCAGTGTAATCACTACTTGCAATGTCTGCGCAAATGTCTTTATTAATAGCAACTAAAAATGTTGGGATAAAATCTTTGTATAGTAAATTACATCCATAACTTTGACCTACACTACGCACACCTCTAGCGCCGCCTGTTTGTCCTTTAAGCATTTTTAGATCAAATTTGCTTCGAGATTTGCTGTTTCCAATCACATGTGCAATGCCATCATGATCTTCATTAATGATGGTTTTTTCAACCCATGTCATGCTATTTGGATCGTTGCGTGTTTTCCAACTAGTATTTGCGCTGACCATCTCCCCCAAGTAGTCTGCGGTATAAAACCGACCTTGGGGCATATTAGATCTTTCCTACAACAACTTCTATTACGTCTGCACTTGCGCCAGTTTTGTTTTCAAGTGCTTTACCAATAATGCTACCTGCAGCTGGATCGCTTTCTTCACGCCATGCTTCAGCATGTCCTGCTGTTTCACTAGCAACCATTAAGTCACCTTTATTAATATCACCTATAACTTTACAAGGAAGGCGTCCCATAAGACCTACTGCTACACCTTCACTTTCACTATTCATTAGGTAAGCAGGATCAGTACTTACTATACCAGCAATACGTTTATCATGCTTTGTAGTACATTCTGTGACTTCTTCTTCACCACCAAAAACTAAAACTGTGCCTGCTTCATAATCTTTATCTGATATATACTTCTCTGCCAAGTCAGCATATTTGGCACTGGAAGCAACACCAGTAAAGGCTGCACTTGTTAGTGTTCCAGTACTTGGGTTATACAATAATCCACTGTCTTGCTTCACTGCAGTTAACGCACCACTTGTTGTAGCAGCAAAATACATTTTAAAGTCAGTGTTTGTACTTGTATCACTAGTTACAGTAGCACCTGTTGTAGAAAAACTTAATGCACCAGAACCGTCAGTAACAATTGATTGTCCGGACGTTCCGTCTGCACTTGGTAACGTAAATGTAACACTACTACTAACTGTTGCAGGTGCCTCAAGAGCAACATATTGTCCACCACTTGCATCTTGAAATCTTGCTTCTGCCCTTGCTAGGAAATCAATCTGTGTATTAATTTGAGGACTTGTCAGCGTTTTATTAGTAAGAGTTTGTGTTGCAGTTAATGTTGGTAATGTCTGTCCACCTGCAGTACTACCATCATGAACTCTCATAGTATCAAGTTGGGTATCTATACTAATCTCGCCTGCCGCACCTGTAAATGCATTGTTCTGGGCAGTCGTGCCTCTTCTAAATTGTAACTGTGTTGGCATCTTCTAATCCTTTGCTATATTTATTATGTAAATGCACCCAAGTCTACTACACTGGTACTTCCTACTGGTTCCATCTGATCATAAACTTCGCCTAACGAAACACCAAATGCATCGGAACCGCCTGCTTCAAATGGTGTTTCTTGTGTGTCTTGTGCAACATTAAAACTTAAATCAAAATCACCGTCACTGCCAGGAGCAGTAGTAGTTGTACTCTGAGTAAATCCACTTGCGCCACCTTCGCCGCCGGCGTTTGCATCAACATATGCTTTGGTAGCCGCATCTTGGTTACCCACAGGATCTGCAACACTTGTAATACGGTTAGATCCCATATTGATAGTTTGTGAACTATTGACTGTTATTCCGTTAAATGTTGATGTGCCGTCAACAGTAAGTTGGGTTCCGTTAATAAGTTGTAAACTATCACTTCTAAATCTTGCACTAATGTTATTACTGCCTGCTTTCACATGTGCAATTTCTATAATACCATCTTCTGTGCCATCACTAGCATCTAAAATTTTACCAGTAATTTTAGCATATAAAACTTCTTGGTCAGCGTCATTTTCGCCTGCAAACTTTATTTGTCCTAGGTAATCTGCATCTGCAACACTGCTACTATTTCTTTTTAGAGTAATCACAGGTGCTGCACTGCTTGAATCTTCAGTGGTGGTTATTAATAAACTGTCACCTGTTGTTGTGGTAACAATGCTTAGTGTACCAGTAATACTGCCATTGCCAGTACCAGTGAATGCATTAATAGTTGGATTTGTAAGTGTTTTGTTTGTAAGTGTTACACTGTTTGCAAGTGTAGCAAAACTATCACTTTGAAGCGCACTGTTAAATTCCGCTACACTACCAGTCAGCGTATTATTTGCTAGATCAATACTTTTATTAGTTAAAGTGTCTGTAGTTGCTTTACCTACCAATGTATCTGCGGCTGCCGGCAGTGTTACAGTAACGTCTGCTGTACTTGCTGGTCCGATAAGTGTTACTGCATTAGTACCATTGTTTGTTCCTTCTTTGAACAACAACTTTCCAGCAGTAGTAGCAGTTGGTATTAATACTGCATCAGTTAAACTTTTATTTGTTAGCGTTTGTGTACCAGTTAGAGTTGCAGCACCTATATCACTGGCAACTTCTGCTGTTGATCTACTTTCTAATCCACTAGCAGTAAATCTTGCGTACTCATCGTCAGCAACACTAGCACTATCGACCTTAACTGCATTTGTGTTACTAATGCCAAATGTAAGTGCTGCTTGACCACCTATGTCACTTAGTACTTCACTTGCACTGCGACCTTCAATGGCAGTTCCATTGATGCGTAAGAAGTCATCATCTGCTGCACCTGAGCCAAATGTAGCAACGTTACCACTGCTAATACCTGCACTTGCAATGTCACTGGTTAGTGCAACGGTACCTGCACTTGCTGGAAGAGTTATAGTAACATCAGCGGTTGCTGCTGGACCAATTAGTGTTACTGAATTAGTTCCGTTATCAGTATCCTCTTTGAATAAAATACTACCTGCTGCACTGCTACTGCCTGTTAGTATAGGAGCTGTTAAACTTTTATTTGTTAGAGTTTGTGATGATGTAAGTAACGCTATTGCGCTAGAGTTACTTAAATCAGTACTAGCAATAGTAATCGCTGCACTACCATCAAATGATTGTCCTGCAATGGTTCTTGCTGTTTCAAGTACAGTTGCGGATCCTGCGTTACCAGACGCATCACCTGTTAATGCACCAACAAATCCAGTTGCTGTAATCTTACCAGTACTTGGATTGTATGTTAGTGTACCATCAGATTCTAGTCCTAAGTTACCACCATCTGTATCGCCACCAGCAGTGAATATAAGAGCATTGCTTTCGTCTGTAGATTCGTTATCTGTAATAGTAACTGTTGTTGCAACTGTGGCAACGTCTGCTGTACCTGTAACATTACCTGTAAGTGCACCAGCAAATCCAGTAGCAGTTATTACACCTGTACTTGGATTGTATGTCATGTTACCATCGGCTTCAACACCAATATTACCAGAGCCTGCTGCGCCAGCACCGAATAGGATTACATTATTCTCATTTGTAGCCTCATTGTCTGATACTGTAACAGTAGTTGCAACACTTGCAACATCAGCCGTTCCTGTTACGTCACCAGTTAAGGCTCCAGCAAATCCAGTAGCAGTTAGCACACCCGAACTACTGTTGAAAGTTAGGTTGGTTCCTGTTTTAGGAGGTAAATCTCCAGTGGCCGCTGTAACAAAAAGTACATTACAAGAAGTATCTGAACTCTCATCTGCGGCGGTTATTGCTGTTGCAATTGCTGCTGTACCTGAAGTGTTCTGGTTACCAGCAGTATTAACACCTGGAAGATTAATTGCTGCACTACCATCAAAACTTACGCCGCCTATATTTCTTGCTGTAGCAAGAGCAGTTGCAGTTGCAGCATTACCTGTTAATGCACCAATAAATGCATTTGCTTTAACATCAGCGTAACTAGAAATAGTAACATTACCTGCAGTAGTACCAGTTTCATCTGTATTGATTACTGCAAATTGATTTGCACTTTCATCATATATAATAGCAGCATTTGTATCACTGCCTCTTTCGATTACAATACCTACGTCTTTGTCAGCACTACCACTTTCACCACTGTTCAAACGAATAAGTGGATCTGTAATATTTGTAATGTCAAAATCAATTTGACTGGCTTTAGGTCTTGTAAACGCCATATATACATTCCTTTATTAACTGCTTGTATTTATCCGTTGGGTATAGTCAAAAAAATAGCACCCGAAGGTGCTATTTCTCTTATTGTTTTTAATGATTACATCATTAGTGCTAGTACTTCAATAACGCCTTCGCCGCCTTCATTAGCTTCGATTGCCTTACCAATTACTGTGCCCATTGCTGCTTCGTTATTAGCCATTGCCATACCGTTGCCTGCTGATACCATTAAGTCACCTGCTGCAACTGGGCCTGTTACCTTACAAGGAACACGACCTGCTAGTGCTAGTGCAACACCTTCCTGCGCACTGTTCATCAAGTGTGCTGGATCAGTACTTACAATACCTGCTACTGCTCTGCAGTTTGCAACATCACATTCTGCCAGTTTGCCTTCGCCTGCAAAGTGTACAACAGTACCAGGAGCAACTTCCTCGTCTGCTGCGTACATCTCAGCCAAGTCAGCGTATTTTGCACTTGTTGCTATACCTGTAAATGTTGTGGTTGTTAAGTTACCATTTGCACTATCAAAAGTTAAATTCGTACCTGATTTTGGAGCCAAATCGCCAGTAGCGGCTGTAACAAACAACACGTTACACGCAGTATCACTACTTTCGTCTGCTACTGTCACTGCCGTTGCTACGTCAGCCGTACCAGTTACATCACCTGTAAGTGCACCAGCAAATCCTGTTGCTGTAAGAACGCCTGAACTACTATTAAAAGTTAGATTAGTTCCTGTCTTAGGAGGAAGGTCACCAGTAGCACCTGTAACAAAGGTTGGAAAGCATGTAGTATCTGAACTTTCATCTGCTACTGTTACATTCGTTGCAGTTGTCGCTGTGCCTTGGAAAGTACCTGTCTTAAGATCGATACCGTTTGCATCAATAACAACACGCTCTGTGCCGCCTGTGTCCATGCGTATTTTATCTTCATCACTTGACTCTTCAGTCTGAATCTGTGTATCTCCATCTGAGTCTGTAATAGTAAGTACAGTTGTAGTTGTTGTGAACTTACGCACCTCAATTAGGTCACCTGATGCAGGAGCTGAAGTAAATGTCATTGTTACTCCACTTATACCATAAACAGTTGTTGGTTCTTGAACCACACCGTTAAGCATAACAAGTACGCCTGCAACTGTATAACTGTCTGAACCACTAAGGGTTGCAAGTGTAAATGCAGTTGTAGATCCATCACCATTAAATGTTTGTGAAGTAGCAAGTGTAAATGATGAACTAACCCCTTCCCAACTGTCGTTGTCATAGTATTCAATTGCATTAGTAGTTGTATTATAACGGAACATACCAGTTACGGGAGTACCTGGACGCTGTGCAGTTGTACCACGAGCAAGTAGCATTGCGCCTGTGTCGTTAATATCTAAAATAGCGTTTGCATTTGGTGCTCCACCAATACCAACATTGTCTTGACTTGCGTCAACTGTAATCAATCCAGTCTTACTGTCACCTTCCACAACAAAGTCAACGTTTGCACCTGCTTCGTTAACACGAATTGCACTGCCTGCAACACCATTAATAGCGAGGATACCAGTTGCGTTAGTTATAGTAGTATCTGTACCATTGTGTCCTATTGTAAAGTCTGTGCCAGCACCAATTTCTAGTTGTTTATTATCTACAGTGATGCGGATATCTTCTACAGTTGTAACAATACCTGCAGTTGAAACTGCAAATACACTTGAACCAATGTCAATACCACCGTCTGCATTTAATAGACCATCTGCTGTTAGTGCACCATTAAATTGACCAACACCTGCACTACTAATTGTCGCACCGGTTGAACCATAGCCGCCACCTACTGCAACACTGTCTGCAGTAATAGCACCTGCTTGGAAACCACCTGCTGTAATAGTAAGGTTTCCTGTACTTGTGCCTGTTGCTGTTGTTGTACCAACAATAAAGAGATCTGCACTTTCGTCCCATGCAATAATAGCATTGTCGCCTGTTGAACCACGTTCAATTACAATACCGCTGTCGTTAGCGTTTGAACCAGCACCGTTGTTAAGTTCGATCAAGTTATCACTAACTACACTGTTTGTTGTACTAATAGTAGTTGTTGTACCTGATACTGTTAGGTTACCACTAACAGTCAAGTCGCTACCTATTGTTACATCGTCAGGAAGGGCAATGTTTATTTTATTATTGCTTACTGTGGTAACAATTTCGTTTGCTGTGCCTTCGAATGTTAATGTATCAGTACCTACTGTGACTGTATCATTTGAACCACTGTCAGCCGCGACTGTAAGAGTAGAACCACTTGAAACACTGCTATCAACATATGCTTTAGTAGCAGCATCTTGTGCGCTACTTGGATCTGCAACATTTGTAAGAGCGTTTGTGTTAAAGTCAACTGTTTGACCACTTGCAACATCAAATGTTCCACCAACAAATAATTGTTTAGCAATACCAACACCACCATCAACAATAAGAGCACCAGTTGATACACTTGATGACACTGTAGTAAGATCAACATTTACTGCACCACTGAATGTACCTGTTGAAGCTGCAAGTGCACCTGCTTGTAGTCCTGCATAACTTGAAATAGTTACGTTGCCTGCGGTGTCGCCATCTTCTGCGCCTACGTTTGCAACAACAAATTGATCTGCACTTTCGTCCCATAGGAATGCTTGGTTGTCATCTGAACCACGATTGATGAGTAGACCACTGTCTACACTTGCTGATCCGCTTGCTTCTGCGCTTAATGAAATAATCGCATCTTCAATACGGGTGTTGGTTGTACTAACACTTGTTGTAGTACCACTGACTGTAAGGTTTCCACTAACTGTAAGGTTACTACCATAAGTTAGGTTGTTGGCCAGTTTTCCTGCAGTTACATTATTATCAGCAATTTTTGCTGTGGTAACTGCACTGTCAGTGATCTGGTTAGTTTTAATTCTGGTCAATGCCATTTGGGTTCTCCATCCAATCGCGTTCTAATTATATCTGTATTTAGCGTAAGCAAAGATATAATGTAGTCACAGTAATGCAACGCCAAAATTTATAATTTTTAACGTGAGATTAGTGGAAGTCTACCCAACTGCCGTTAGCATAGCCTTGGAATTTATGTGTGGTTGTGTTATATATAACATCGCCATTTGCACTTGTTAGTGCATTTCTTTGTGTAGTAGTAAAACTCTGAAACTTCTGCGCTGGTTGTGCGGTGCCACTGTGAAAACTTCTAACTTGTATCACATCACCAGTAGCAGGAGCGTTAGTAAAAGTCAGTGTAGTGCCACTTACACTGTATGCATTAGATGCTTCTTGCACTGTACCGTTTAGTGTTACTAGCACTGCATTTGTAGTTGTACTTGCACCAAGTGTAAATGCTGTTGTGCTATCGTCTCCACTAAAATCATTTTTAGTAATAGTATTATTAGCGCCAACAGACACCCATCCACTTCCGTTATAGATTTCTGTTTGGCTAGTACTGCTATTAAAACGCAACATACCAGTTTGCCCGGTTGGGCGTTCACCTGTTGTGCCTACAGGAATAATAAGTCCACTGTTAGCATCAATAGCAACATAACCTGTGCCTGCAGGTTCAATAATTATTTCTTCATTTGTAGTTGTAGTTTGTAATCTATTGTCTGTAAACGTAAATGCGCCTGTGTCTCCACCAATACCAAATGTGCCACTGTATCTTGCACCAGCAATGTAAACACTTTTGCCACTAAAACTAATACCATTGGGCAGGTTAGTACCAATAAAGTGTAGCACGCCACTTTGATAGTCAAAGAACCATTCATCATCATTGCCACTGCCTGTAGCAAACACTTGACTTCCGCCACTGGCTGCAGATCCTGCGTTACTGCTAGTGTGGATATAAACTTTAACTTGATATGTACTACCAAACTCTGGACTAACCCAATCTGTTTGTCCTGTTTTCCAAGTTCTATTTGCAGCGGCAGTTGCATCATTAGAGGTTTCTATTGGTGCAGAAGTTGGATAAACTGTTAGTACACCTGCACTACTCGCTGGCTGTGTGGCAGGTATACTACTTGCTTGTGTTAAAACTTTATCTCCACGAAGAACAAGTGGTGATGCAATTGCTTCATTGGGTGCTTTCTTTGCGGCGTTTGTGTCAGTTTTAGTTGCAGCATAACCTAGTTTTTTCCAAAGGTAGTCAACTTTTTGGGTATCTGAAATAGCCATTACGCAGCCTCTCCTATACTCAATGCACTAACACTTTGGCCACTTGCTAGTGCAATACGAACTAGTACAACATTATTTCTAGCATTACTCATGTTTTCTGATCCCAGTGTCATTGTATAGCCGCCGCTTAGTGAAGTGCTTGCTGCTATTCTATCTCCTGATGTAAATGCGCAACCATTACTGCCGTTACCACCATTACCTGTATCACTGCCTGGCTGTCCACTACCGCCGTAAGTTGTACTGCAATCTAACCAGCCGTTCAGTCCACTACTGTCGTCTATGCCTGTGCCTGGTGCTGCAATAAACACACCTGTGACTCCTGCACTTGTAATATTAATATCAAAGTTAGCAACCCCAGTTCTTCGGAATGCAAAAGTAAAGTACTGTGTGCCTGTGTCACCACTTCTGTTTGGACCTGCAGGGAAGTAACCGCTTGAGTAGTTTGTAACATCATGCTTGATTACACCAAGTCTCACAGTTGCTTCTTTTGTACCTGCTACGCCAGGATCACTTGCTTCTGTATATAAACTGTTTGTGTAAAAGTTTGAACTTCCTGAATATGCAGGAGTATTTGTAGTTGCTGCACTTAGATCAAAAATACGTTTTCCATCATCATCGTAGGTTGCTCCAAGTGCATCTGCTACTGCAATTGCAATTTCACTAATGCCACTTTGTGCCGCTGTATGTACTTGTATATTGCCTGTAATATCAGTGTACCCGCTTGCACCGTTAACATTTCTTGCACGGATATGCGCTGTATCAACTGTGCGCACACTGCTTGATGTAATAGGTATAACCAAGTTACCAATTGCATATGCACTGCTTGTGCCAGTATTCGCTTTTGGTACTCCACTTGATAGCATTGTGGTGCTTCCATCAATATTAGCATAGGTATAATTTTGCCCAGTAAACGCTGCACTGCTTGTGCCTTCTTGATTACTGTCGCTGTCAATTTCTACAATATTACTTTGGTTTGTATATGCTTGTCCTACAAGATTTGTAAACTGAGCACCAGTTAGTGTAAGGGCTGGACTACCAGTATTGTAATAAGGAATACCTGATATAAAACGCTTTGTTCCAGCAGTGCTTTCACTTAGTGTGCCTGCTGCACTAACAGCCGGTACTGCAGTAAGATCATCTTTTACAAATTCTACTTTACTGCTATTGCCTGTGGTGCTATGAATAAGTTGCATGCTGTTTAAGCCTACGCTTAGTCCGCTTACTGCTTTACTAATTCTTGCTTTGAATCCCTTGTACAGTGCAGGATGATATATACTGCTTGCAAAACTAACAGTGCTACCGCCTGCATCAAGTAAATTATAATCACTTTCGCTATCAATAATTAGGCTTGTGTAAGTACCACTGTCATCATTTGCTGAAAATGCTTTTGCTCCATCTGCACTGCCGTTAATATTTGCAGTGAGTGTACCGCTGTCTGCTCTATAAGCAAACGTTGTTATAGGTCCTGCTACTGCAGTTCCACTTGTAACACGATTTACATCTGCACCTGCTGCTAGTACTGCACCGCCAGTGCGATCTGTAAATCCGTGTGCAAGTTTAGGACTTGTACCTGTGCTTGTTACATTAGGTAATGTTTTGGTGCTTAGTGCATTAGGTGCAGCAATTGCACTATCATAAACTTTTACAAGTTGTGTACCTGTAACAGGAAGTATTGCAGGATTTGCTGTTTGATGTCCTGCTAGTGTAAGTGTAAATGTATCTCTGCCTGTGCCACTATCTGTACTGCTTCCCCAAGTATGCTGTAATCTTGCGCCACTAGTACCACCTGCTGCACTAATGCTTGCTATAGTATCGGCACTGGTTCCATCGCCCCAGTTCATAGTCCAGTTTGCTGTAGCGCCGCCCATGTTTGTGGTTGTGTTTGCCATATACAAACTCTGACCTTCAATGACGTATAAGTCATTACCAGTCAATGCACTACCGCCCGAACTTGCTCTAAACAAGTCAAACTGTGCAACAGGATTTGCTGTGTATATTGTGATGTAATCTGTTCTCGTGGTTGTTTCAGTGCTACCATCACCACTACCACTTGCATTAAATGCTGTAACACTAACATCAAATGGGCTACCAGTATTAGAACTATATGTATGTGTAGGTGTACTATCTGTCAGACTGCTATCTGTTGTTCCATCACCCCAGTTTACTGTGTATCTGTTTGGATTGCCGTCTGCAGTAATAGTAAGCGTTGCTGCCGTGCCTGCGCCACCTGCTGTGACATCACTAGTAAATGCAACGTTACTTACTGCAGTGCTATTAAGTACGTTCTGCAATGCTTCATTTATGCTATCAATAGCATTTGTAACTTTTGTTGTAGAAGTAAACCCTTTGAACATTGCATCTGTTGTAAGACTTCCATCTGTAGGTGTAGATAATTCAACTTGCATTCCAGTAGGTGTTGATGATGCATCAACATATGCTTTAATACTTTGTTGTGTTGCTAATGCAGTTGCACTATCGCTGCCCAGGTTGTCTTCGTCAAGTATGCTGCTTATTGTTGCCCCGCTTATTGTTAAACTTCCGTCAATAGTAGTGTTTGCTCTAATATCAACAGTACCAGTGCCGTTTGCATCCAGTGTAAGGTTAGCATTACTTACTGTGCTTTCAATCTTATTACCTGCAATAGTAATTTGATCGAGAGCAAGCGTACCACTAGTAATAGCAGTATTGCCTACGACATTTAATGTGCTTGAAGGACTTGCTGTTCCTATACCAATGCGACCATTGGAGTAGTCTACTACGAGAGTTGTAGTGTTAAACGATAAATTGCTATCTCGTTCTAAATTTGCTTTGAGGGCCTTGCCCCCAATACGACTTATAGCCATACCTACACTCCGCTATCCTGCGATCACCTACTAACGTCCGAGGTGACAGGGTTTATTAAGTGTATTTATGCTTAGTGTGTAGTACTGTCGGTTCCATGAATAACAACTACACTTTCACTGCCCCCAGGAGCACTTGTGAATGTAATAGTTGTACCATTTAGTGTATAAGCAGTGGCTGGATTTTGGAAAACGTTACCTACAGCAACAATAACACGTTGGGGCTGATTGCTTGTCACTGCTTGACTCATTGTAAATGCAGTTGTTGATCCATTACCAGTGAAACTATCTTGCGTAATAGCAACGTTGCCTTCTTTACTGAACTGAACAAAAGAACTGCCGTCAAAGTATTCCATTTTATCTACACTAGTGTTAAATCGTAAGTCGCCTTTTTTTGCGGCTGAGGGCCTAAGTGCAGTTGTTCCTGCTGGAATCTCTAAACCGCCTTCATCTTTTGCTTTAATAGTATCACCACCATCAGCTCTGCCTTTTGTTTTTACAAAGCCAGCCATTAGATTGTTACCGAACTAACTGTTGGCATAATACTAGATCCTGCACTAGCAATACATTGAATTGTATCACCGTTGGATAGTACTAGTTTTTCAAGATTAACAACATAAGTATCAGCTGGGTCAATGGTAATTGTTTTAACAATTTTATTTGTTGTTGCGGCACTAGCACCGCTTTGTACAACATGAACATCCATTGTTCTAGCAGTGCCGTTTTCATTCATAAAAAACATACAAGTAATAGCAGTTGTGCCGCTACTTGTGTATACTGTTGTTGCGCTTGTGCCTACTGCGCCTGCTTGTGTGATCGCCATTTATTAGTTCCTTTAAAAAATTAATCCGTATACGATGGCTTTAGATTTACTTACAAGTTCGTCACTAGTACTGCCATCTACAAAGTACACGCCTGTGCCACCACCAGCCGCTGTGTCTGCATACAGCAATGTTGCACCTGTTACACTGCTAGGGACAACTGACTGATCATTTAATTTAAGCGCACTTGCAACTGTTACTTTGCCAGTTCCACTTGGTACCAACTGAATATCTTCATTGCTTACTGCACTAACGATATTAAATCCGTTAGTTTCTAAATCTCCACCAAGTTGTGGACTAGTATCATCTACAACTACTGTTGATCCTGAACTACTAGTAACCATTATGTTTGTGAATGAAGAGCCTGCATCTAAACTTATTTTAAATTTATCATCTGCTTCATCAAAAACAAACTGTGCATTTGCAACGCTACCACGATCAATTTCAATACCAGATTTGCCTGCACCGCCACTAACACCTGCACCTGACTCACCATCATTGTAAACAACAATGTTATCTTTAATAGCCGCATTGGTTGTTGATACAGTTGTGGTTGTGCCGCTAACTGTTAAGTTACCAGTAACAACTAATGCACTGTCGATGGTAGTACCACCGCTGGCAGTAATTGTATATGCTCCACCGATTCTTTTTGTTTGACTCATTGTATAAATTCCTGCTTATAGATTATTTATCACTTGTGAGAACTCAGTCAAATACATGGTTCTAAAATTATTATGTTGCATCCATCTAATACTAGTAAACTCATGCAATGGATTAACATGCACTATGTTTTTATAGGGAAATTTTGTAAGCAATGTACTAATTTGTGTCTCCCAACTGCCCCAATATGTTGGCGCACTTTCTTTACTCTTGTAATGTTCAGTACCAGCGTATATATTGTTTATAAAGTTATGTTGTCCTTTAAGATCGAATCCTATTAAAAAAATATACTCTGCGTCAGTCAAACAAGCAAGTCCACACGCAGCAGGCCCACTGCTAAAATTATGTATTAATTGTGGTAATATCCTAGCACCACTGTGTTCTATAATATACTGTTTGCGTGAGTAGTGCTGGCGTCTTTTACTATACCCATTTTGTTGTATTTCATGTGACATACCTCGATCTGTGCTTACTAGTACAGTGGGTTCAAACTCCTCATATATTCTATTACAGCCATAGACTTTCCCTCGCTTTAATAGTTCCTCTGGAACTACTTCTAAACGTGTTACGCCATTACC